ACATTTTGATTTAATGATTGTGCCAATTTACCATTATATAAACTCACAAGAACATTAACATCAACGTCACCATTATTATTTTGTTGTTGCATGATATTTTAAAGTTAGAAAGTACCCCCATCAAGTGTTGAAGACCAGTGAGGCTTATTAGTATATATCACAGAAACTGATGATGGAATTACTGATAGATTCTCAACCGAACCATTTTGTCCTTCTCTTCTAATATTGTAAGTATTAGTAAATGTTCCTTCAACACCAACTACATCAATTGAATTTGAATTGGATACTGCACTCTCAACAACACCATAAGCACCGCTAGTGTCTTGTCTAACAACATCACCAATAGAAAGAGTCACATTACTTGGTAATGCAAGAGTATTCTTAGTGACAGCAGTTAAGATCTGCTTAGATGTTAGTATAGGGGTGGCTGGATTATTAGTTGAAGTCTGTAAACCATTCTCATCAAAGTAAACAGCACCGTGGGTATTATAATCAGCAGTCTGATAATAGATACCTTTAATATCTAAGAAACCTCTTGTTCCTGATACTGTATTACTTGCTGTACCTGCATCTGGAACGTATGTCCAAGATCTTGCAGGAGCATTACTTCCACTATTTGTATCTGCATCTACATAACCAAAGAAACCAGTTTTGTTGTTTCCAGTTCCAATACCAGTATTATACTTAAATGCTATACCACGATCAGTATTAGTATCGTAAGCATGAGTAATTGTTAGTTCTGTAGTTGTTGTAATACCAGCAGTAGTTGATCCCTCAATAGTGATAACTTTATTGGTAGTATTAACTTCAGTAACTGTTGTTAATCCACTATTTGGAAGTGAAGCATTTCCACTTACAATATCACCAGTATTAATACCAACAACAGAATCAATTGTAATTGTACTAACACCAGTTGTAGCTGGAGCAGTAACTACTCTAGAACTGGTAACATCACCAATAACAAATATTGGATCATTAACTGTTACAGCAGTTGAGTTAACTGAAGTTGTTGTACCATCAATTTGTAAGTTACCTTTGATGATAACATCACCTTCATTACTTAATCCATCGGGGAATGGATCAATAAACAGTTTATCACCAGCACCACTTACAGTAGAAATTATATTATCTTCTATCTTAACTTTACCAAAATATGATGAAGTTTGAACATTTAATGGAGTAGTAAACTTAACTTGCTTACCAGTAGGACTGGATACAACTAATTCATCATTACCATCTTCATCATATTCAAATTTAACATCTTTATCAGAACCAAATGAGAATGCCGTGTCATCAGTAACAGCAAATTCACCAGTTCCATCAGTAGCGAATATAACATCTCCATCAGTATTTGTAGATGATAATGTATTACCATCCATCCTAAGATTATCTACATTCCACTGATCAACTTTTCTATTATCATCAAGAACAGCAACTATACCACCATCACTATTTCTTGTATTAGTAACACCATTAACAGAACCTGGTTGGTGATCCATCATGGAGGTATAATAATGTCCTCCTACTGAGAAAACATTACTTCCATCATCACCAATAAATATCCTATCTTTATATTGATTTGCTCCACCGTAACTGCCTATGCCAGTTACATAACCCATTTCACCCCAATTTAGGCTTGCAGGTTTATTAGTACCAGAGGATCTTTTGATCCTGATAATGCTAGCCATTTAAAAATTTCCCCCGTTGATGTCTAAATTCGAGTCCGTTCCAGGTGTTAGCGATAGTGTGGCATCCCATTTTTGAGTTGCTCCGTTATATACCAATACCATTCCATTTAAAAGGTTCGCAGCATTTACATCGCTGAGTTCAGCTAAGGACAGTCCTTGGGCTCCAGCAAGAGATGATATTACCTTGACGGCATTTTTTTGCCCGACTCTGACCTTTATGTCTGCCATTTATGTAAGCAATTCAAGAATCTATCTATTATTTATGTTTACGATTAGCTAACTCTTTAAGTAAAGATTTAATCTCATCAATATCCTTTTTCATCTCATCTAGTTCTGCTTTCTCATCAAGTTTTTTATTTCTTTTAGAAATATGTTGAGAATATGAATTGGTATCGTAATTTAAAATCGCACCTGTTTCTGGATCACGAAACAGATTTTTATGTCCTTCAACTGGTATCATGCGTAGTGCATACTCCTATCATCTTTTTTATCCTTCAACTTATCCCCTCTCTGACGTTTCTCTCCAGTTTCTCCATACTTTTGTGGATGTGAACCTGGTTTTTCCTTTCCTAATCCTTCAGATTTCTTCTTACTCTTATCTGTATAATGCAGAGTTGCCTTTTTACCTGGTTTCTTAGTAATTACAGATTCCTGTCCTTCTTCACGACCAAATTGTCTTATAGTTTTGCCAAACTTACGTCTTGACATATTTTTAGGTTTAGTAACAGAGTAAGATACTTCTTTACCCTCAACTCCATCATCATATTGATATCTACCAGTTGTCTTACGATAACCGATACCTTTTTTCTCTAACTTACCTTCAAGTCTTCTTCTCTTTCTACGATTTTCATCCTCATCATCACCACGATCAGCAGAAATGTGACCAGTATCTTTAGTTCTAGCATTACTCAATTGTCTTGCTAGACCACCTTCACATAGTTGTAGAAATTCTTGAAAAGTTCTCATTACGCTAATGCAATTGCTCTAAAGTCTTTTAATCTAACTGGAGCACATTCGTTTGTGGATGACATCACAATCTTAATTGTAAATCCATCAAACTGCTCCAAATCATTTATGGTAAACTGATATTCTGAGAAATCATTTTGTCCATTTTTCTTCACTTGAGCATCTGCTCTACCATCATTTAAACCTAGATCAATAATATCATCACCAAAACCATCACCATCAGTATCAATCAAATTCTTATAACCAGGGAAGGCTCTGTATGTTTGTGAAACTTCACTAGAATCAGCACTGAATAGTCTATAGAATACCCTAAAGTCTGCTTCTGGTTGAACATTAGCAGCAACAAATACTCTAATTGATGTAGCAGGTTGTTTCAAATTAACTCTCTTAGATACAAATATAGATCCATGTTGATCTTCTTCTAATGTTTTACTTCTTGTATCGGTAGCATAATCCAATACAGGAGCATTAATCTTACTTCTACCTAAAACAAAAGTAGCATACTTAGAATCCAATACTGGAGATAAGTTCTTATCGGTTGATGTCATATCAACTTTTAATGCTAATGATTTATTCTTAGGTAATGTACTTAATCTAAGTGATTCATTAGTTTTAGATGCCACTAATCTTGGTGTTGAGAAGAACGTAGTTTCATTTAATATAGTTGGTTCAAATCCTTGATCAATAAATGATACTTCATTTCCACCAGCACTAGTTCCACTAACAGTTCTAACTGCAGTATTAACAAAAGTTCCTTTACCAGGAGTAATCACATTAAATTGTGGAGATAAAGTGCTAAATTGATGGTTTTGTGAAACTTGTACATCTTTACCACCTACAGCTTTTTCACTAGTAAAGCATAATAGTGCTTTATTGTCAGCAACATTATTACCTCTAGGACCAGTTCCCCTATCAATTTCTAAGAAGTAATTATCAATATTTGATTCACTTCTTAGTGTAGTATTAGTAGGAACATTTATAGTACTATTAATACCAACTAATGGGAATCCATTTATCTGATATGGTTGAATAGCAGATCCTGTGCTATGTGCTATTGCAACAGAATCACCAACACCTCTATTATCGAGTGTTAACTGTCCAGTTCCAACAACATAAGAAACAATTTCACTTTCTATCAAAGCATCTCCTCTGTCTGTTCTAATACCAGCAAAATTAATGAATGGTGAAGTAGAAGCAACTGATACTAATGTTCCACCTAATGCCAAATCTGCAGTTATTTGAGTTGCTAAAGAATCTGGTTCTATTCCTTGAAGTTTAACAGCATTATTTCCACCGTGATGTGCATGATTATACTGTATAACTTCAATAACATTACCTGTATTAAGATCACTAAGAACTTCAGAATCTGAACTTACAGTAGCACCTGTTGCTTGTTGCCTACCCTGATCATTATTAGTACCATAATGAATAAGTGATGCACCTTGCTTGAATACTTCTCCTTGAACATCTGTTAGATGAACTGTATCTAAAGTTGTATTAATTTCTTTAATTGCAAACTTAGCACCAGCACCTCTTGAAACTAAAGAACTACTATTATCAATAGTAACAACATCACCAAGAGCAAATCTACTACCAGCAGTTATATTCTCAATAAGTTTAACTGCCCCAGTAGTACCATCTATAGTAATAGATGCAGTTGCACCAGCACCATCTCCACTTATTGATTTAATTGGAATAGTATTGGCAACAAAATCATTACCACTAGTAGTTTGGTTACTAAACAAATATGATTTACCACTAGTAACTATTTCTGGTTGTGTATTAGTATCAATAGGAGCAAATACATTTTCAATTATACCAGTAATGCTTCCATCTTCTTCATCTGCAGGAGCACCTGTACTTAATTTTCTACCAACTTGACCAATTGAATCAACAAGACCAGCAACTTTAACTTTTAATTTTCTAGGTAAAGTTCTGATTGGGTTATCTGGTAATACTTGTGTATTCTCATTACCCGCTTCAACTGGACTGTTATAAAATGTAACTGTACCAGATTGAACAAATGATGCTTTATATAACTGGAATGTTAAATCTTGATACTGACTTGGAGTCCAAATTGTACCATTTTGAGATTTGAACAAACTACCACCAATATATTGCTTAGTGCAAACAGCAGCTTCAACATCAGGTAGATTTGAGGTTTTAACAGTCTTCTGACCCATAGTTGAGACCCACATCTCATATAGATCAGATGCTGGAGATAAGAACACTATTGCATATTCCTTACCACCCTCTAAGAAAACTGGTGATGGGAATCTAATATTTGTTGCTATAGATGCATCAATAGATGTTGTAATATCACCTGGATTTAATGAAACCTGTGCATAATCTTGTACTAGGAAATTGGTTGGAGTTCCCAACTCAACATCTCTAATCTCAACAAATACTTTAGCTGCTGGATCTTTACTTGCAAAGTAAACATCAACAGAAGTTAAGAACATACCAGTTTCATCAACCCTAAAGGATTGTGCTAGAGGATCTCTATAAGTAGCTTCTACTCTTACAGTCTCTGATGTACTATTAACGCTTATACTAGTTGTAGTCTCATTAGGTCTTTGTGGAGGTTCGGGTGGATTTCTAACTCCAACTGTAGTTGTATCTTGAGTTAGAATAGTTCCTGTTGCATGATAAGTTCCTGTTGCATCACTCGCAAGAGCAGTACTTCCTGGTAAAGTTACTGTTCCTGGAGTAGTAGCAGTCAACTTAAATGTCTTAGTTCCACTATAGAATAAAACTGGTGGTTGTGGTGATTGATTTGCATTTCTAAAGAAGAATGCACCTAAAATATCACCCCAATTATCTGACATTAATGATGCATTTGTTACTGTTGCTGTTGCACCACTAGATTCACCTACAATCTCACAACCTTCTGTTACATAACCAAAGTAACCTTCTTGGTTTGCTAACCCATCAGCGTCAATATTAAATAATTTTGATGTTGATGAATATGCATCAGATGGAGCAGGTCTTGTTCTATCAAATACATCAACTTGATAAGTTTCTACACTTCCATTCAATACATTAATTCCACTTGGTTCTCCCATAGGAACTGCAATTGCTGATGCATCACCGTACTTATGTTCAGGAGCCATTACCCTAACTTTAGCTATCTGCTTACCATTTTTAAAGACTAGAGCACTTTCATATACTGAAAACGTTCCAGATAACATTTCAATTTCAGTTACCTTTGGAAATATGTCAGGAATTCCACTATCAAGGTAATGATAATGCTTAGTAAATGGTTTTAATCCATTTCCATTAAATGCAACGTTCCTAGAACGCATAAATGGATCTGTTGCACCACTAATCTTAACACTTTCAACATAATCAAACTCTCTAAGAGGTTCGATTGTATTAGTAAATGAAGTTTCTACTGAATGAGTTGTAGTAGTTGTGGTTGTAGTTGTAGTATCAATATGATTACCATCCCACCAACCTGGTCCTCGTCTGTCTTCTGGTACAACTTCAACTACTGATACATCTACATCAGTATCAGTTGTAGTTGTATCTGAAACAGTATTTGCTTGCTCTGCCCAAGTTGCTCCAGTAGATTCTGTCCTATGATCATCAATATAAATTGTTCTAGTCCAGTTATCTGATGGTGGATCTAAAATAATAGCACCAGCAAACACAATAACGTTGAATGGGTTAATATTTTCAACTTGGGTTGCTTGAAGGTTCTTAATTTCACTAGCAACTTCATCATATTTTAATGTAATTAGATCTCCAGTTTTTTGGCAATTATCATCAAGTAATTTTAAATTTGCACTTATATCTACAATATTCTCATCTATTGAAGGATCGAATGCCAAATCTGCCTTTAATGACCAGAAATCAACAGCACTAATAAGTTCTTTATTAGCAACGTTAACATCACATCTAGAACCCTGTGTTCTATTGAAGTTTATAAAGTTTCTATCTTTGAAATCATTTACTACAAATCCAGTTTTAAATCTGCTTAATCCATCAGCATCAGTAACTTGTAATGACTTAGTATCCAATTCTAATGCAGTAAGAGATGTCATAACCTCAAGGTTATCAATTCTCTTTTCAAGTTTACCAATATCCCTCATGGTAAACCTTCTATTATCATATAACTTGATCTTTGGACCTTTTACAGGATCATATAAGAATGGTGGAAGTGTTATCTGTGCTACTTCCATAGATGGACCAATCTCTGTAGGTGGTGCAGGATTATCTGCTGAAACACCTTTAATTAGTTTTACTTCTTCAAATTTATTAATAACTAATTTGTCTATTCTAGGTAAGTAATAAGTATATCCAAGAATAGAACTCTCATTTGGAGCAACAACATACTTAGATATTGATTCAAATGTTCTAGCAGAAAACTCAAATGGTGATTTATCGGTTGTAGTTGCTGGATCAAATGGATTAACTCTAGGTCTAAAGTCTAAGATATCAGTTCCTCTATCTAAAGCTATATGAGGAACATCATGAGTATATCTATCCTTATTATAAGAATTTGCAGTAAATAAATCTGCACTCTCTGCACTTTGTGTTTTGTAATAATCAAAGATAACTAATAATCTATTTGTTGGTGGAGAAGAATTTCTCTTTCTAACAATCTTAGAATAATCACTATATTGCTTCTTATGACCTTTATCTAAAGTATAATTTGAAGTCCTATCTGTATAATTCCCGTTTGTTATACCTTGTAAATTGGTTTCAATATTAGATTCTTTAAATGTAATAGCCTCTCCTTTAGAGAAAGTATTATCGTTTAAATAAACATACTCAATTTCTGTTGCAGATACTCTATTAACAACCTGACCAATTGCCCTACTACTCTTACCTATAAATTTTTCACCAACAACAGTATTTGTATCCAATCCCAAACCAGAAATAAATGTTAATTTATCGAGAGAAGGTGCATTACTATCCTTTGATTCATATATTGCATGAATCTTAACAGCATCAGGTACATTTAATGATATTTCCTGATCCTCAACCCTCAATCCATAATACTTACTTGCAGTAAGACCACTATTAGTAGATACTCCTACTTGTCTTGTTACATCTAATTTATAACTTCTAACATAATCTTTTGATCTTGTTTTTAATCCAATCTTCTTCAGAGTTACATTTACAACACACTTAGTGCTTGCAGATAATCCACTAAATGAAATATCATTACCACTATTTGTTATAGAAACTTGATCTGAACTTAAAGGTTCTGTAGTTCCATCTTCATAATGAATTGAATATCTTTCTTCATCGAATGGTTCAAAGAAAGCACTACCTATACCAGAAGAAACAAACGCTGCACCACTACCTGTAGTTCCTTCTAACGCAGCATTAGTACTAAAAGATAATGTACCATTTGCAGATGTTTCTCTTTCTGCTACCTGACGATTAATAAGTAGAGTTGAATTTGATAAATCAACAGAAGAAACATTCCTCTTAGGCAATCTACTGTATAAACCAGAATTAGCAAGATTAAGAACCTTTGGATACTTAATCCTGAATATATTTGATGTAGTTAATCCTGCAAGAATTTCACCACTATTAACACCAGCAATATTAGTAATAGGTGCTAGTCCCATGCTTGATCCGTCTGCAGATATGGAAGTGACTTTATTATAAGTTTGAAGACCAAAATCTGTAGAATATCCTACAATAGTATCTGTTTTTACTCCAACTTGTCCTGAAAATCTTCTTCTAGGAGATTGTGCTGTTGCACTATTACCATTAGCAGCACCACTTACTGTTAATGGATCAACTAATGAAAAATTGGGTAATATTTTATCATATAGAACAGTATCTGCACTAAAATCGGTAGTATTGCTAAGACCAGTTAATCCATTAAAATCTTGGAATACTGATTTAATATCATCTGTTGTATATGCAGTAACTGTGATTACAGAACAATTAGTTGCTTTTATCTCTTCGTTAAATATTAACGTCTCACCTTGAATAAATGATCCAGTTGTTTGAGATAAAATAAGTTCTGCTGGATTATGATTAGAAACATATCCTATTGCACCACTACTAAGTCCTCTAACACGACTAGAAAGTGGAGCTGTAGATGTAATTGTTCCAGGATTGGAAATCTTTAATATTGTATATGTTTGAATATCATACAAATGAAGATCCCATTGTGAATCCTTTCCACTGTATTCTGCATCAGAAAGTGCAAATGCATAAACACGAGCTTCACCAACTTTAACACCAGAACCTGTAGTTGGATTACCAGAAGCACCCTTTCTTTCACTGTGAAGTGCAATAATATTAGCGGTAGATCCACCAATATTAATCCAAGGAGTACCTTCTACATTATTGATTTTTATCAAACTACCCATTCTAAATGGAATGGATGCAGTGTTTATAGTTTTTGTATCTCTTGGTTTCTCTATATCTAAAACTGTAGTACCTGGTAAAGTTACATCAAATCCTCTAACATATGCCTTACCTGGAGACAACTTAACACACATGGTATCCTCTGAAGGATCATTACCTTCATCGGTTTTTTGTCCTTCTACATATAAACCATTTGAGGAGATTTCATCATTCAAAGAATTTTGAATATTAACTCTAAATGGATTTACTGCATAGTTACCAGATTCATCATATGTTCTCTTAGCAAAATACTTCTTAATTTCAGAATATACTGATGTATCTTGTAATTTCTTAATTTCACCATTTGTAACACGAATTAATTCTACAAAATTCGTATCTTCAAAATCTAAAAGTGCTTTTTTCGCTAATTTAACACTTATTTTAAACCTATCTGCACCTGGTGCAGCATAGTTAGTAAATCCTTTAGCATTATCATTTAGAGAATCATCATCATTCGCATTAATTACAGTTTCAGATATCTCCAAACCAACTCTATATGATGGTTTATTTGAATATGGTTCTAATACAACAACATCTTTAGTAACATTAATAAAGGATCCTCTTATAAAATATACACCATGATCAACACCAACTGAAGATCCAATATTGGAAGGTTCTTCTGTTAACGTTGTTAAAATGGTTTCACCAGCATTTAATGTAGTATTTCCATAAGTAATATTTTCTTCAAGTGTTAAAATTTCCTCACCAGGGAACATTTCACTTATTGAACTTGTTCCAGATTCATTATATTTTACAAAAAGAGTAATATCATCAACACCTTCACTTGGTGGTAAAATATAATTTTTAATAGTACCAACTATTTGAGAGTTTTGTCCTCTAACTTTAGTACCTTTTCCGTTATTATTATTTACTAACGCATCCAAATATATTGTAACATCAATACCAAGATGATCTGGATTTACTTTTACTGAAAAATATGTGTTATCATAAGTAACTGCTCCAGGTATAACCATAGAGCCTTCTTTGAAAATATGACTTCCAAAAGATTCTAACTGGTTCTGCAATATTGATTGAAGACTAGTTAATTCTCTTGCTTGAACTGGGAATCCAGGTTTAAACAGTACCTTATAAAAGTTATCTGCCTTATCAAAATCATCATAATAAGGACTTATATTTAAGTTAGTCTTTTGTGGCATTTTTCTTTAGAATTCCAGGATGATTTTAACGTCTTCTTTTTGTCTCTCATTACGAGCGATCAAAGGTCTATTGTCTAAGTAAACAATCTCCCCTGATCCTTTATTTATCTCTGAATTGGATAACCCATTTGAGAAGTTAACTCCCAAATCAATTAACTTAGTTCCAGTTGGATTAGTTGTTATTCCACTAAATGAGGTATTAATACCTGCAGAAAAGTTGGAACTATCACCTTTTATGGCATTTGATGATGCTTCAAAGGAATAAATTGCACCAGAAGTTGATATACCAGCATAATCAGTTTGATCATTTGTTGCTTTTGTAAAGTTTAGAGATCTATCTCTAAAATACTTCATCACTTTAGTATCAGCATCATATGAAGCAACATATCCTTGAGCAATTCTCCCATTTGTCAATACTTGTGTTATACGCTCACCAACCTTTGGTTCAACTGATCCACTAAGCGATTCAAAAATGAATGCTGATGTTGATGAAAATGTAGAATCACTATAAGTTACTGCTGTTCCCACTTTAGTTGGGTTTTTAACAATACCTACCTGTGCAAATTTAGTATCAGATGGGAAATCTTTTGTAGAATCGTCAAATCTAGCATATACCAAAATTCTATCAGTACCTAATTCCTTATAAATGTCATATCCATGACCTAAAGAAGGAGGTATAATAGGGACTAGTTTTGCTCTTTGGTTTGATGGGTGAGCAGCATCTTGCAATCCACCTAAATCCACTAATCCATAACTATAACCATTTCCACCAGAACTAACAGTAGCATTAGTTATTTTACCACCTACTACATCAACTCTTGCTTTACCACCAGTACCATCACCTAATATATCAACTTCTTGCCCCAATCCATCTGCATATTTACCACCAGCATTAGCAATATAAATGTGCTTGATTTGATTGTTATTTAATGTAGAATTTCCATTCTCTCTAACAGCTTTAATTTGAGCGTCTGTACTAATTGCCCAATCATTAGGAACAGTAATATATTCTGTAGAGTCAAACTTTAGTATATCTGCAGGTGAAACAGTATAAAGATATTTCCAAATATAACCATCACCACTAGTACCTGCTCTAGAAGGTTCTAAATCAGTGAACATTGGTTCATCTTGAGAGATATTTCCTGATGGATTATCACCACTTGAACCATTTGAAATGCAAACATACACTTTGAACTCAGAGTTCATTACATAATAACTTGCACCATATAATCTACTAGAATCATTTATTGGACTCTGTTGACCAGCTTCAGTTGAATAATCATCACGATACATTTCATATCTTTTACCAGCAGTCCAATCTATTCTTCTAACAATTCGTCTTATATTAGCAGAAGCAATTCTCTTACCAAACATCATAGTATCGCCCACATGAGCAACACTAGAAAAACTATCTAAAGGTTTTGGTGTTGAATTGGTTTTATTCCAATCACTAGATCTTCCATACCCAACTTGAACACTAGGTGATGGTGTTCCTGTTGGATTTGATAATCCAATAAAGACATAATATGAATTTTTTTCTGACTCTACTGATTCGACAAAATTGCTTGCGTTTAAGATTCTAAACTGATCAGTAACAATTGCTGGCATGATTATAAATTAAGTTGCTACTTTTTTTCTTTATTTATAGACATAATTTTATAGTCCACTAACAATTCTGATAGAACCTGTATTTCTTAGTCCAAATTCAGAATTTAAACCTTCAAAATACCTTCTTTGTATTGTTGGGAACGTTGATAATCCAGAATCAACGGTTAATCCAGTAACACCAATTGAAATTGGTGATGTTGATCTAGTTCCATTATATATTCTACCCCAAGATATAGTTCCTAACGAAGTTGTCAATCCAACGTTAGTTATATCATAGAAACCAGTTTGAGCAAAACCAGTAGTATTAGTTGAACTTAAAATATCACAGGTAATTTCTGCTCTAAAGTCACTAAGTTGTGAGAATGTATGAACTTTGTAGACATTATCTAGGAAGTAAGTTCCAATAGCAACTACGCTATTATCATGTCCATCAACAGAAGTAACTCCATCTCCTATTGTAGTATCTTTAATTAGAAGAGGATATCCAACTGCTAACTTATTAGCATTTGATTTATGTGAAGTAAAGAAGAACTTAAGTGCTTTAGTTCCTGCTCCACCAGAACCTTCTGCTGTAGAAATTCCAGTAATAATTCCAGTATATCCTTCAACATTATCAAATGAGGTCATTTCCTCTGTCTGATAGCGAGGTCTATTGATAATTACTTGTGGTGGATTTGTGTAAGTGTATCCTAATCCAATATTATCTATTGTTATAGAATCAACTTTACCATTTACAATATTAGCAGTTGCTTCTGCAAATGTAGAAACTCCAACTTGTGCATACTCATTCTTAACTGTTGTTCCAATACCAACTCCAATTGGTGCTGCGATTGATAATGTAACCGCAGATCCAACATATCCACTACCAGATTCAACAATAGTCAATCCTGATATATCACCTTTAGCAGAAACAGTTGCAGTAATTGCTGCTGCTACAGAATTGGAAGGTGACATTAATAATGCGTCTATTGCAGTAATATTAACGTTATACCTATCAGCAGTTTCTAGTGCAGGGTTAGTATCATCTTCATAGAAGAATGCTTCTGCATCATCAACAAATATTCCACCAATACCTGAGTTTCCTGAGGTAAGACTAACATCACCAATAACTTTTGCTGTTGGATAAATCTGTGGTTCAATAATTTCTCTTGCTTTAGATATTAATTCACCCTTAATAATCTTATCTTCCTTCTGTTTTGTCCAATCAACAGGTTTGAAGTCAGACTCATTAATACCTTTTCCTCTGTATAATGTTGTTTCTACAAGATCAGAACCAAGAATATCCTTAATAATTCTAACCTTCTCCTGATCTACAGTATTTGTAAATGCAGGATTCTTAAAGATGCGAATATCATCACCAATCTTGATAGTTTCATTAATATTAACTATCTCAACATCAACTCCATCTTGTCCCTTATAGAAGAATACATCAACTTTATCTTTCTCTGATGGTGCTTCTGTAAAGGTAAATGTAGTTCCACCTTCAAATTGATATGCAACATTAGGAGTCTGCATAACACCATTTACAAATATAACTAAAACTGCATTTAGATCAATTTGCTCTCCTAGTAAAGACTCTTCATCAATTTCAAAACTTAATAATTGACCATTACGGAATAGTGGGAATCTCTTTCTAGTTCCAGTTTGCATAGGTGAAATATCATCTATGAAATCTAATTCACCAAATTGCCAAGCAGCGAAGAAATCGTTAAATGTTGAAACGACTTCAAGTTCAAATTCTTGTATAGGTTTCTGTAGTCTCTTATCAGTTACCAATCCAATTGGTTTAAACTTATCACCAACAGCGAATGAATATCCAGATCTAGCAATATCAAATTCTGAAATCTCAAACATGCTTCTAGCAGTTCCAACATTTGTTGTTGCTTGAGTAACATTAAGATTTAATAGTAAATTTCTACCAGTTTCTTCTGTTTTACCAATACCCAATCTAGAAATACCAACAACTGGCATATTTTCATAAATTGGTTCTGGTGTTGAAACCTCAGGATTAACATATTTTGCACCTTGATTGGTAATAGTAAATTCTAAAGAACCACCAGTTCCAGCAGGAGATTTTCCTACCTGCAATCTAAGACTGTTTACCGTTACTCTACCTACAGGTAAATCAGTTTTGTATGCTGGATCAGTTGTACGTGGATATAAATGATTTGTTTGATATGCATCCTGAGCACACTTGAATACCAAAGATCCTTTTACAATTCCAACAACAGCATTTGATTTCTGAATACAGTTAGATACGGTTTTACCAGGTACAAATGTATGTGTAAATTGAGATAATGATGGACTTGGATTTACATTAACTTTAAATGTGTTAGTTGTTACTGCATAAATTGAAAGCCATCTTCCACTTGCGTAATCAGTCGGTCTTGGATATCTGTGTTCTGTTTGATTATTATCCTTTGTACAGGTAAATGTTAACCCATAATCTTCAATTAAAATCTTATCTCCAACAGAATAACCATGATTTGCCTTAGTTAATGTTAGATTTCCAGTATTCTTAACATAAGATGCATTTGTTGGTGTTGTGAGAGACGCACCAGTAATTCCATGATTATTACTGATAACAACTAATTCACCAGTTGATGGATCATAAGTTACATTACTTGCTGTTGTAGATCCATATGAAACAGTAACTCCCTGATACTGAGGTGGAATACCAACATTTACAGTTACAGTAGTTCCTGTTACAGCAGTAATTCCTAATGCTCTATTATATGCAGGATCAGAAGTTCTTGGATAAGAATGTAATGTTGCATGATTATCAGCATCACAAGTAAAGATAAATGCTTTAGGTTCTATTGTTAAAGTATCTAATGCTCTCTTAATAGCACCTGCTGCTCCACTTACAAATGTATGCGTATCTGTATTAGTAGAAGGAATTGTGTCTAATACCTGAATATCAAATGTATCTGTCTGAACATTAGAAATTGCAACCCACTTATTACTAATAGGATCACTAACACGAGGATATGCAGTTGTTTCATTACCACTTACAGCACCAACATTACAGGTAATAGTACCACCAGATTGATCCACAGCAGTTATTGCAATAGCAGTATTATATGCAGGATCAGTTGTACGTGGATATGTCTTAGTCTTGACGTTACCATCAGCAGTACAAGTAAAGGATAACTTATTAGCACCAATTGTAACTGTATCACTAGTTGTAAAACTATGTGATCCAATAGTCATTACACAAAGACCAGTATTAGGATCATATACTGCATTTGTTACATTTTTCTGAACACTACCAGCAGTAATTGTAACAGCGTTAGTTGATGTTCCACCAACCCAAGTATGTGCTGAACCTACACCATATTGACATTTAAATGTGACTGCACCATCATCAAGTCTTACATAGTCACCATTAGAGAAGTTATGACCAGTAACCTTTAAGGTCATAATACCTGTAGTTGGATTATAACTAGTGCCTGATTCTGCTTGATGCGAAGTAGCAGCAGATAATCCAGTAGTAGATCCAATATCTAATTCTAATACACCTGTTACTGGATTATATGTTGCATCAGAAACAGATCTCTTTGTAGTACCAATAGTGATAGCATCCCACTTCTTAGTTCCTTTAAAAATATGAGTTCCAATAGAATTTACAAATCTATGCTTATTTGTTGCAACTTTGGCAGTAAATTCTGCACCAGTTCCTCCTCCACCACCAGATCCAACATTAACACTAATAGTATTAGTTGTAGAATCATCTAATCCTAATGTTTGTCCTGCAGCAGGATCAGTAGCACGAGGATATGGATGAATACTAACATGCTTATCTCTAGAACAAGTAAAGTTTAGAGATTCTGTTGCAATAGTAACTGTGTTTGTTGCTCTCCTAATAGCATTTACTGCTGCAGGTAGATTTGCAACAAATGAGTGTGTATAATTACCACCAGTTCTAACTGCATTAGCATTTGCACTACTAAAGGTGTGTCTTGAAATATTTGTTGATGGTATTGTAGTTAGAGTTTGAATTGTGATAGTTGTATCAGTAACAGATTCAATCTTGATTGCTGTATCAAAGAAAGGATCAGTTGTTCTAGGATATGCCTTTTCAGCGTTATTATCATCAAGATCACAAGTAAATTTGATAGATTCTTGATCAAGTTTAATACTTGTACCTGGTCTTAATGTGTGAGGACCAACTGTTATCTCCATTAATCCTGTTGTAGGATCATACTCAGCGAAAGTTGGTGTAAATGTTACTTCTGGTGAAGCACCAACATTAATATCAAAAGTAAATTGAGTTACGTTTGATATTGCTATCCACTTACCACTTATTGGATCTGAAGCTCTAGGATAAGTATGGTTGCTACCATTATTATCCATAGTACAAGTAAGTGTGATTGAATGATTAGCAATTTTTATAAGATCACCATTAGAGAATCCATGACCGTTAGTCAATACACCTGCTGTGATTGTCATCGCACCAGTTGTTGGATTGTATGTTACACCATTAACATCATGCTGAGATGCAGCAGTTAATCCGTGATTGTTACCGAGAGTTAATATTAATTCTCCAGTTGTTGAGATATAATCTACAATCTCAGGTGTATATTGAGTTCCTGTATTAGCGGTAATTGAATTTGTATTTGATGAAACAAATTTATGTACAAATTCTATATCAGTAGCACCAATCGAAACTGGATCTCTATAACCTGATCCAAATGTTAGATCATTATACCACTCATAAACACTTCCACCACCCTGATAAACGTGTGGTATAGTAGTTAAACCAGCTTGAACTTCAAATGTTCTTTCAGATATAATACCAGTTATAGGTAAACCTCTTTCATGATCTTGGAAGAATGAAGTTGTAACACCAAGATATCCACCACCACCGATTGTTTCTACTGCGTCAGCATCTGCTGTAACGAATGTGTGAGCACCTGTAAAGGTTGATGGTGTTCCTCTTAGTACATTTACCTTAAATGTATTTGTCGTTACGTCAGAGACGTATAGGTACTGATCATGAGCAGGATCAGTAGCACGAGGATATGTCTTATTCTGACTTGCTGATGTAACTTCCCCAACATTAACTGAAATTGATGTTCCAGTTACTGCAATAATTGAAAGAACTTGACCAGATGCAGGATCAGTAGCACGAGGATATGGATGATTTGATCCGTGAGAATCCATATCACAGGTGAATGTAACAGCACCGTCAGCAAGTTCAATAGTGTTACTTGTAGTTAAAGTATGAGATCCGATATCCAATACCAATTCACCAGTAATAGGATTATAAGTTGTACCAGTTGAAGCAGTTTTAGTAGGACCAGTATTAGGAGTAATAGCGTTTGGAACACCACTTACGAATGTATGTTGACCTTGACCACCAGTACAATTGAATGTTATTGAATCTTTCTTAAGTCTGATTGCATCTCCATTATAAAGACCGTGATCATTAATGGTTAATACCATATCACCTGTCGATGCATTATATGATGCCGTGTCTATAGTTCCAACAGTATTAGTTGGGCATCTAAATTCCAAATGCTTTAAGTGAACTGTAGTTGGATACTGTAATGCATATCCATGAACAGAACTTGTTGTAACTGTTATGATTCCAGTAGTATTATCATAAGCAGCAGTTTGAATACCAATTTCATACTTAGATGATGCACCTATTCCAGTAATTTTATCAATAGAACCAGCAGCAAATAGATTACTATTATTCTTAAGATTTGGTTTAACTTTAGCACCAACAAGTGGAGCATATCCAACACCTGGAGTAGAACCCATAGAAACAATCAGTCCACCTCTTGGTAATTGATTCTGATTAATATCAAAATCAGATTGCATAGGAGTACCATTCTCTGAAGATATTCCTGTAAAGATAACACTAGAAATACCAGCAGTAGAATCTGCCTTTATCTCATAATTATTACCTGCGTTGTTTAATGTAAGAGGAGTCTGGAATACACCATTAATGAATAGGATGCCATTTCCAACAGCAACACCAGTTTCCGTATTAGCACCACCAACAGTCATTGTGTAAGTTTTACCAATTCCAGTAAATGTATCTGAAACATCATCAAATACCATATTAGTGTCATAATTGCTTCTTAAGAAGGTTCTACCACTAAATTCTGCTCTTATGTAAGGTAAGTTTGTATCATTCCTTCTTTCTCTAGTATTTCCTTTTGGTGGATCTAAGAACCATACAGTACTATCAACTATATTGAAGGATCCTCTGTGAACCCTCGTAGCGGTTGTGTCAGCGTGAGAAGTTGCTGCTATACCCAAAGATCCTCTATTAACTCTAACAACAGGTAGAGTACAAATACCGAGGGCTACATCAGTAGAATCGTTTATAGTTCCATCAAAAACGCTTGCAAATCCTACTTGCTCAACCTTCATGTACTCACCTTCAATTTTCAACACATCTCTTGGTTGAACTGAACTAATTCCACTAAGAACGAATTGAGAAGTTCCAGCACCGATAGCACCATCAAGTGTATGCTCAATTGAAGTAAATGTAATTGGTTGTTGAACAATACCATCTAATCCAATAACAGTTTTAGATAGTTTCTTAGTCATATCAAGTTTGTGAGCATTACCCTCACCAACACCAGTAAATGTTATTGCAATACCAGATGAAATGTATTCTTTTCTACTGAATAACTTGAATTTCTTTTCATTACTAACTTTAACAAATACAGTTTCTGGTAAAAGATCGGTTGTAATACCAGCAGTATTAGTTGTAGATCCTATTGATACTGCAGTTGATCCAACACCAACGAATGTTGATCCAGGAGTATAAGTTAACTGCTCATTATCATTAAAGAAATGATCTGGTATGGTGAACTCACCAGTTGCCATATTCAACTGAGTTGCATCTGCAGGATTGAATATTTTAGTGTAAATTGGAATGCTATCATGTTCCAATTCAAAATTAACCTTATTTGCTCTACTTCCATTTACACCATCATAAGCAGATAATAATATACTCTTCTCTGCAGGACCAACAAGTAGAGATGATGGAGTATTACGGAAATCGTTTATTGTATTGAATACTTCATTATATGCTTGAACTTCAATTAAACCCGTTTGTGAGGGATCTGGATAGAAGTTAATATCAATATTATTTCCTGATGTAACTGCTCCAATCGTACCTAATCCACTATTAGATTGTCCTGTGAATGGATATTGTATAGTGGTTGCAGTACCATCATCTTGCATAACAACTGATTGATGTATAGCAGATTCACTATTACTAGAAACTCTTACAAGAGTCTTAACTGAACTATCAATTCTATTATCAACTCTAGAAATTAATATTGGTGTTGAAGTTCCTGTATGATATGTTGATTCTAATCTAGCACTTCTTTCAGCACCTATAGGTTGTCCAGGAACTGCATATCGGTATGTCCCAACTCCAACAGGTCCATTATTATTAATTGTCGCACCTAAACCAACAATATTTGTACTTGCATTAATTACTCTCTTCGTATCATTTTCACATTCAAAGTAAATTGTACCAGAATCATATCTTGCAGTAAGAACTCCAACTCTAGATGCACTATAAGAAACATTTAATGCATCAACATAAGTTTCTGCATAGAAAATATTAGTTCCATCAAAGTCTACTATAACCTCACCGTAGTTAAGTTCTTTGGTAATATCATCTTGAAGTAGAATATCAGCAAAGAATCCATTAAAATCTGAATCAGAGAATTGTGCTATGGTTGTTGTAGTAACTCCGATAATATTATCATTAGAATCTGTTTGTCCAATTGCAACTTTTACATTAGCACCAGTTAGATCAATCTGCCCTATTGAGGTTGATTCAGTCTTAATTGCATTAGTAACAAACTCTGTTTTAAGGATCTTAATATCATGATCCCTATCATACTTATCAGTAGGTAAGAAGTTTAGTGCCTTTCTCTGGAATGCATCTGATGTTGCTTCAAAATCACCCAACCTCATATTTGTAAAGTCTGATGCTTTCTCAATTAAAAATGCATTATTTGTAGTTGTTAATACTGCTATCTCTGATAACTGTACATCAAGTGTATCTGCATTAACAATCTGTACCAAATATTTTGTAAAGTTTCCATCAATCTCTTCAACTTCAGTAAATACATCTTGGAATCCTTTACTTGAGAATCTTCCACTAATGTCATCATGAATTAGAACTCTATTTGATTTACACTTTGTGTAATCTGTTAATTTTGTATTTTGGAATGTTGCAAATTTTGATTTTATTGGATTTACTTCAGGTCTAGCATCATAATCTCTTCCAAAATCAAAGTTGTTGATTGTATCAACTCTCTTATCAGTCATAAGATCAACAACTATAACTGGAGTTGCTTGAATTGTAGTTCCAATACCAACAACAACAGAAGATGTTATACCAACATCAGAGAAATTCTTAAGTCCTGATGGGTGAACCAATCTATTAAGAGGATTGATTAGATCATCCCAAGGAACTGGACTCTTAACTGAGTATGATAAATTCTGATAATAATCATTATTTGGTATAACTTGGAAATCTTCATTTAATTTTCCAGTATTATCCAACCACCCATAATCCTTTCTATTAGAATAATCAACCTTAAATTTAGCTCTATTTCCAACAATATCAGTTACTGTTGCACTAATATTACTATTAGCACCCTGTATTCTATCACCAACCCTTAATTGATAATCACCATCAATCTTAATGAAATCTTCCCTAGCTTCTACTACTGTTAATCCCCTTTCAATAAACTTATCTGTACCTTTAACAAGAATACTTTCATTAAGTAATAATAATCCTCTCTCTTGAACAACATCAAATACAGGATAATTCTTTCTATTAATAATATTTGCATAACCAGACTGATAAGTCTTAGCAATACCTGGATTAGTTGTTAGTCCAGCTATACTATATTTCAAAATTGCTGGATTTGAATTTACATAATCATCAACCTTAAAGAATCTATATTGATAATTTGCAGAGTTATAACCATCACCACCAGTAGCAATACCAGAGGAATTTGTATTGGTTTGTGTTCCAATACCTGCTTCACCAAATAATTCAACACCTTCTACAAAAATCTCATCTCCAGTTGTAAATGGTGGGTTTACAAACCCGTTAATTGGAGTTTCTAGAACACATGTAACGATTCCACTTCCACCACCAGTCATGGAACTAATTCCAACACCATTAGAGTTGTTAATAGTAACAATTCTATGAGTTACTGATTTTAATCCTTGAATAGGTGCAACAATATTAACCTCAGAAATTGATTGATGTGGAGTATTTGCTGTTAATGAAGTTTCATCTACAACTTTATCACTCTCAGGATCATAAACAATAACATCTGGAGCAGATAAGAACTGATTACCACCATCTACAACTTCAATAGATTTTATACTATCTACATTATCAATCCTAACTACAGGAGAAACAAATGCTTCTGGACTTAAAGTTTTGTCTGATGGATACTCATAACCAATATCAAGAATCCTTACATCATTAATTCTTGCAATTGATGTAGAAAGTGCTACAACATTTGCATTTGCTCCTTTTTCACTAACAATATTTTCAAATTTTGGAATCTTCTTATAATCAACACCTTTAGAAATTACTTTCAATTCCTTCACAGATCCAATTACAGTCTTAGATTCTGTTGAATATTCAATTATTTCACATTCATCTTCTTGATATGAAAGAAGTTCTGGTATTTTTGTTGGAGAAACTTTAAACGTATCCGAAGTTATACCAAATACCTTATAGTTACCACTATAAGCACTATCTACAAACTTAATTTCAGAATAATTTGGAACTAATGGATCAGCAGTACTAATATATCCACCCTTTTCTATTCCATAATACAATTGAGTTGGAGTTGTTTTTGAGAAAGCAATTGATACTGTTGATGTTGTACCAACTCCTACAGTTCCTAAACCACTAACATTAAAATTATTACTATCTTGAGAACTAATAAATTCATTCTTAAACTCTTTATCATAGAAGAATTTAAGATCATATCCAAGTAAAGAAGTATCAGAAACATTAAAAGATAACTTAGAGTTCTTAGTTACCCTTAATTGTGGGTTGACTAAGGAAACACTATGAGTTTGACCTCCAGTTGAAGTGATACCAACCAATAAAGGTGGTTGTTTTTGAACATCTTTTAGAGTTTCACCTAAACTAAACTTATCTGATGTCTCCTCATAAACATAATAACAAGGATCATTCAATCCATCTGCAGGATCACTACTCTCATACAAAACTCTATCACCAGTTTTATATCCATGATTATTAATTGTAATCGTATTTTCTATTACATCGATAGCATCAGATCCAAATCCTGTTCTATTAACTAATAATTTCTGGAACTTTGTATTGAAAGAAAGACTTAATGGTGAAGTACTACCAACACCAACTACATTATTTGGTATAACATTTAAGTTAACTACATCATCATTACTTAAACCATGCGTACTTGTTCTTGCTGCTCCAATATTTGTAGTAACTGTTGTTGTAATATCATCAACATCACCAATAACCTGATTATGATGAGATTCTAATGCATATTCATAATCATCAGATCCATTACCGTGGAAGAATAATCCTTCACTTGTACTACCAATTGAAGTCCTTTCAGTTACAAGACCAATATAATTTTGTCCTTTATTGATTGCATATACTGTAAACTTATCTGTTGTTACATTAGGAAGATTGTATAGATTATTTGGAGCACTCTCCTCACCAACAATCATAGAAGTAGCAGTCCCTCTTTTAGTAAGAGTTAATTTCTGACCATTAACAAATGGATGATTAGGTAGATATATTGATCTTGTTGGAATTGAAACCTGTTTTTCAGTTTCACCAACAGTATAATCAACAATAATTGCAGTACCAGCAGTTGTACCAAGTCCTACTGATTCATTAGCATTAAAGTAAACTAAGTCATTAACCTTAGAATCAAACTTTTCAACCTTAACAGGTATCTCAATCTCTCTGTTTAAAATATCTAATTTAGATCCATAAGTATGTCCAATACCTGCACCATATCTTTTTACCCTTAAGATAGATCCTACATCAAAAATATTAAGGACTCTAACAATCTCACTATCATTAATTTTGATAGAAGATCCAATAGAAACTGAATTTGGGATTACATTTACGTAAATATCATCAACTCTACCAGTAACAACTGCATTTGCAGTCATAGATTGAGCAAGTCCAATCTTATTGGTCGAAATACCAACAGTAAATGCATTTGTGAGATGAACTATTGAACTACTTAATCCAGAAATAGAAACGGTATCCTGATCATTTATATCAAAGAATGGTGAATATGTTGCAGTAACTGTATTACCAGTTTTCCATGTAAATACTGCATTCTCAAATCTAGTTAATTCAGTATTAACATTAGAAATACCAATACCAACTAGAGATTTAACTTGTCCTCTAAGTCCTACCCCAAAAGTTCCAGCATCATTAAAATCGGTAAAATCACCAACTTTATATCCTTCACCACCATCTAATACCTGTAAATCATCAATTTCTCCTGTAGTTACAGATTCAACTGTTGTTAATTGCCTTAAGAATTCATTAGATTCTACAATAAAATCATTATCAGCTAAAGCATTACCAACTTTGTATGGGAAAGTATTTCTTGCTAAATTGGAAGTATTAAAATCAAATTCTTGAGTTAATGTGGTATTGGATGAAATATAAGGAGATCTGTAAGTTTTACCAATAAAATATGGGAAACTTGGTTCTAAATCATTTGTTTGTGTACTAGGTGCTACACTAGCAAAATAAGCATAAACACCATTTGGAAACTCATCGGTCTTACAGAATCTACCATTATGCTCATCGAGAGTATAATCTCCTGTATATTGCCAATCATCAGTAAAATATCCAGCCTCAAATTCACTTGTAGATGGACGATCTACAACTTTAGAAGCATCTAGAGTATAACCAGAAGTTACAATTCCAACAGCAGGTCCTAATTCATCAACTTTAGTATATCCATATGGACCATAAATTGGATTTCCATCATATGCCCAACCAATAATTGGAGAGTGTTTTGTTCCATCATCGTTAAATGATGTTCTAATTTCCGATGTATATCCATGAACACTAAGATGTAAACTATTCTCACCTTCAGAATTTAAACTATAATTACCTTGTCTCTTATTATTATCAACTACTAATCTTCTAACTCTTGGTTCAAACTTAGCATTTTTTCCTCTTGCTTTAACACTAAATGTAACCAAGGAAGCGGTATATCCAATACCAGGATTAATTACCTCTACACCAGTTAATCTTCCTTCACTAATATTTGGTTTAAGAATAGCACCAGTCCCATAAACTCCAGCACCAGTAACACCAGTTGTAGTCATCCCAACTGCTTCTACACTAACTTCTGGTAAAGAGTAATATTGTTGCCCTCTATTTAAAACTTGAACATCAACAACTTTACCACCTACAACAGAACCACTTACAATAGCGTCTTTTCCATTTTCAACAGTTATTTTTGGATTTTTTTGTAAATTTAGTATTGTTGAACCATATTTGGTTCCTTTCTCATAAAGATAAACATCTTTAATTTCACCTGTGACTACTGGAGTGAAATTAAATGATCCAGTAATAGTAGATCCAAATGAAACTTCTGCAGTTACTTTAATATCTGGGAACTTAAATGTCTGTAATCCGTCACCTTGAGATTCAAAACCAACGTAGTCACGTCTTTCAAAATTAATTCTAGTTAAAGATCCACCTATTGTAGAACCAGCATCTGCTAATCTAAATGAATCATCATCAACCTTTAACACATGATAAGAATGTGTTGTGTCCAATCCACCAATTGAACTTGCGTTCAGATAATCTTCTACTTTTATCTCATATATCTTTGAAAGACCAGTATTAACTGCCAACGCACCCATACTATATCTCTTACTACCAACTATAAATGATTCTCCAGTTGTATTAGTTCCTACATCAACATAATTTACTGTAAATGTATAAACTCCAGTAGAAACATTAAGTCTTACTCTGTTTACAGGAGCAACACTATAAACAAAATCTAAAGAAGTTTGCCAGTAACTAGATCCAGTATTTTCATATTCAACAAGATCACCATCATTAAACCCGTGACCCTTAAAGTTTATCTTTGAATATCCTACAGAAACATCTGTTGGTTTAACATGTAACTTTCTATATTGATATCCAGAACCAGGATTTATAACTTTAACTGATTGTAATGTTCTCTTAGATACTGTTCTAAACTTATGAATACCAGCAGCATTAGTTGCAGTTGAAATACCAATTGTATTAATACCAGCAATTGCATCTTCATATGTTTTATGCAACTGAATTGTGCGTGAGTTAATGATTCTAATATTATATGGAGCACCAGTTGCTAATCTTCCACTAGCAGTATTTGTAGTATCTCCGTATCCACCAACACCAATAGCAGGATTACCATTACTGTTATAGAAAACAACCTCACCAGGTGCTAAGAAATGCTGCTTTTTGAATGTAATTGTCTCATCTTCAATTGATATACCACCATTAAAGAAAATATCTCTACTATCAAAAAGCAATTCTCTATATCTTTGACCAATAACTGGTTCTAAAAGACAACCAGATCCATTACCACCAGTTAGTGAAATAGCCTTTACTTCATCTATATCAAAATCATGTGGATCTACAAATACATCTTTAACTGTTCCTTCAATAACAGGTTCTATTAATGCTGTTACACCAGCACCAATACTATTTTCAATAACCAATCTTGGTGGATTTACTACATCATAACCTTCACCAGTATTATATACATCTACACTATCAACAGGACCATAATAAATGTAATCTTCCGATATAGGAGTTCTTATCTGAACACCATCGATCAACATACCAATATTGTTAACTGGTGTTTCATTTTTACCAGAAACATATAGATCTTGACTTAATGGAAATTTCTTAAGAATTTTATTAGCAGATAAATTCTTACCATACTCACTTTCTTTTGTAAATGTATGAGTAGAAGTTGTTGCAAGTCCTTCAGCAGCAAATCTAATAGCATTTACGACATTACCTATCATTCCTCTGGAACGATATAGTCTAATTTTACCAGGTTTCTTTTGAACTATTTCAACATAGTAAGTTGTACCAGATTCTAAGTTAACTAATGAATTAGATGATTCATAAACTACAGCGTCTCCAGTAATTAACTCAATTTCATCATTATTTCCAGATAGAATTATATTATAATCCTTAGTTACACTATCATATCCTTCTAACTTATCAGTTGTAGATGTTATTTGAAGTAAAGTTCTCTTAACAGATGAAGATAGTGCATAACTTGGTAAAGAGTTAGATGCAACATAACCATCAATATCATCATCAGTATATACGTTTAGTACATCAGATATAATATTTGAATTACCCTCTTCTATTTCTATACCTTGACTGGATGCTTTATTCAGTTTTCTTCTTAAATCATAATGCAATCCAAGTACAGGAGTGAATCCAGATATTCCAGAAACTATTACTGCATTACTAGCAACATCAATATTTGTAATTTGAACAAGAGAAACTTCAACATTTTCAGAGTTTCTACTTAAAATTTCTGCCTTATCACCAACTTTTAAACTAGATTTGTCGATTGAACTCCCCAATACAAGAGTAGAACCATTAATTTCAGTAATCTGATATCTAGAACTAGTATTGTAAATCCATGAGTTAGCGAATACCTGCTTATATGATCTACTAGTACTTGGATTAGGTATGGATTCACCTACATTCTTAACAAAAATCCTTTCTCCTTCAGAAACTGAAGAGATATCTGAAATTGTTTTGAACTCAGATAGAACACCAGTTATTCTTAAATCAACTCTTTTTTCTAAATCTCCATCTTCATATCCAAAAATTGTTTCATCTGCTCTAACATCAGAACCAATACCAATATTTTCTGTGATGTTAGTACATCCAAAGAACTGATTAACTGATTTTGATGAGTATGTAATTGAGTTAATACCACATAAAACATAACCAGTTTGAGCAAATCCAACAGTAGAATCTACAGAAACGATGGAAGAACCAACTGAAACTGGTTCCATCACCTTTGTTCTACCAGGAATAGTAAATATTCCTTCAATTAAATCTCTATCAGAGTATCCTACAAATAAAGAAATCTTATAAAAGACCTTTTCATTTCTAGTTAATATCTCAACTTCAGATATGGAAGCATTAGTTCCAACATCATTTGATTTAAAAACAGTTTGACCAACTAGTTTTTGAGGATCACCACTAATTCTATCGGCAATTATAACTTCTCTTCTTATAAATTCTGCACTAGAAGGTTTAAATAAACGCTCTTCTAGGTCTAATACTATAGACTCTTCCCCAAATAGAACTTTTATTAGTATTCTAATGGATTCTTGAATACCTTTTGACTGATAAAAACTTCTAGCATGTTTGATAAAGTTACCAACATCAAGATCTTTGGTAAAATCGTTATCTTCTAAACCAGGTAAGAATGTTTTCTTTAACTTTTTGTAAAATTCTTGTATGAATAATACACTTAAATTGGTGACAGTTGCACCATTAGCATGAGATTCTGCCTTTGTATTTTCAAATATTAAACCTTCTCTATTGATATTATCTAAAGATGTTGATATTCCAACTTCAAATCCACTTACACCACTAAATCCACGATGACAACCAAAAAAATCAATTTCACCTTTACTAGTATAGGTGATTATTTCATTACCAATCTTTAAAAGACCATAGGTATCAGGAAAACCTTTAGTTGATGCAACACTAATTGTTGTACCTGAACTGGTAATAGGTGCAATAAGAGTTGTAGTTCCATGAACAACTTCAGGAACTAGGTTATCAACCCTCAAATATTGATCTAAATTATCAATTAAATCAGTTGTACCACCTTGAAATTCTTGCGAAAGGTAATATGATTTTAAAAAATCAACAGCAAGAGGAAAATCTGACCTTACAAATTCAGGCAGCTGACTCTCAACTATTTTATTGACCTGAACTCTCTTATCAATACCTATGCTCATTTATTTCCTCTCTAAATCTCCGTTAGAATAACTTGATGTGTAGTAATCTCTTGTGAATACAACGCCAGAAACATCTTCTCCAGAAGCAATTACATCCTTGATCATATTTATCTTACTATTAGAAACGTCAAAACTGAGGTATAAATCCTTCAATCCAACTACATCATTTGAATCTGGGAACGCTTGAATCTCTATAAGATTATTTGCTGCTACAGTTGAAGTAATATTTAAGGTATTTAAGATAATTTCACCTTTAGTGTAATCAACTACTCCTGCTGATTTAGCAACAACCTTCAATTCTTCCTTCTGATTTCTTGCAATTACACTTAAAACACCCTTTCCACTTCCATCTAAGTTGCCATCTGCAGTCTTATTTGGAACATCTGTGATGTATACAGTATCACTTGATCCACTCAAGGTAAATCCAGTACTCTTTATATTAAATCCTGCAGGATTAATATGGAATTTGTTACCAAAACACAACTCATACTGTGCAAATTGATTAAGAAGAACTTTCATGTCTCTTCTAATCTTCAACGTTGTTATGTTAGAAGTAATTGAACTATCAACTCTATCAATTAATTGAAGTATCTTACTATACTTAAATCTTCCACCAAACTTATTAATATCTACAGTTTTAGAATAATCTCTTAAAGAACCTAAGATCTTTGTCCGTAAGTTATCAGCATTAGAAACTTGAGCAGTATTAAAGTATACAGTTGAATCAATTTCGACATATAGTATCTTAAGATCAATTATTTCAGAATTAATACCAGCAATAGCGTAACTCTTTAACTTTTGTTTGATCTGTTGCTTATCAAAATCAGAAACATAAGTTCCATTTTTTGGTTTGATACTAATTTGAACCTTACCAAATTGTGGTGGATCTAACTCTTCACCACCAATTACAGCAACAGACTCTGTTCTAGGGTAAATTGACTGTATTATTGCCTCATAATCTCTGGGTGTAACCGCCCTGTACTGTGCCGAATACAGTCTAGGTGCAAAATACTTAATGGAGTTAACACTCTCCATATCAGCACCGTTTGTCGCCCCATTAACGGTGTTTATTGTAATACCAGAGGTTGGTATTACGGTTGGTGGATTAGGTGTAGTATTTGGATCTTTATCAGAAAATACACCTTGGAAACTAAATGCTGATGCACCATTACTCTCTGAACCATCAGTTACAATATATCTTACTGTAATAACTGAATTAGTCTCTAATTTCTTACCAAAATACCCATCACCAAACAATAATTCATATTTTTCATCTTGAACTTCTTGTATAAAGAATACTTCTGAGGTCTTATCAAGATTGAGAACATTATCAATCATGGAATATTCTCTACCCATACCAGTATCTGAAGGTCCAGATACGAATACTCTAATGCTAGAAGCATCAATGTTAGGGTTTTGTAGTAAAAATCTTTGATCTATACTATTATTTGCTAAAAATTGTACTTCTAATACTGTTCCCTGAAAAACAGAAACAGGATCAGCAGCAGTTCCAAACGATGCAACACCATTTTTAATGGCAGCATGTAAAGGTTGAGAGACTGAGAACCTATATGTTGTGTTATTTGCAGCTCCTACGCACACTAAACCTGGTTTTAAGTAGAGTATAGGTTCAGTTGAATCAGTTTGTACATCAAAATAAACTGATGCCTCTGCAGATGCTTTTGAACGGGGTATATAACCAATATTTCTTGCAAGAGAAACAACATTTTCTCTAATAGTTGCTGAATCTAAGAAGGATTCGTTTGCAACTAAGTTTGCATTAAAGGCATTAATATAGGTATTATACGCTAAAGTATCAATTAATACTGAAAAGTTTGATCCTTCAAAGTCAAAATCACTAAAATTACTGTTAGCACGAAGATAAGCCCGTATTTGAGCTTTAATTTCGTCAAAATCTAAACTTGTAAACTGAGTAAAAGGCATATTATCTCGTTGGTTCTAATAGAAAGGTAAAAGATTGCGTAGGTACTGGCAATCCTCTTATATCAAAAATAATCGTCACATTAAAAGCGTTTGAATCGATGTATTCGTCTATCTGCACCCCTAAATTCTCAACTCTGGGTTCATAAGCAGCAACAGTCTCATTAATTTGATCCTCTATTATCTTAGTTAAAGTTGGATAGAAGTTTTCAAAGAGACTCGCACGTATATCAGTTCCAAGATTTGAGTTAAAGAACCTTTCCGTGGGAATAGTTTCTACTAAATTACGAACAGATCTAACTATTGCACGTTCATTTTTCAATATTGGAATATCTTTCGTCACTGGATGTGGTTTGAAAGATAAACTAATATCCTTAAATGCTTGTGATGTGCGTTGAACTGCCATCTAAATGGTATATTTAGTATTATCTCCCTTTATTTATACCTATTCTTTAGATTTATTTCTTTCTTCGGGTGTCGTCCAAAAATAATCATCACAATCACCCAATCTACCCCACTTTACACCGTTTTCTACTTGAAAATACTCAGTAGATACCTTAAAATCGGGTATTTTCGCTTCATTTGGTGTGAGTGAGATGTCGTATACCCTACAACGGTTGTTTGGATACAACGCATATTGACCGTTTTCGAGTTCAATTAGGTTAAATGACTTATGTTCTTGTGGAACCTCACTTGTTGAGTAGTCAACCACGTCAGGATCAGAGTGATAGTTGTCTAAAGTACACAAATACTCTCCTTTTATCGATCCAAAGTGCCTTGTACGCACTTCCCACTCCATTGAACCAACAAATTGCTTACAAATATTGCTTACACCATAGTCCATGCAGTTCCAAAACTGTAAATTGGGCAAATCTAGGTCTGGATCAGGTGTTTCTGGTGATGAAACAAACGCTGATATAGGTAATTTATCGTAAAGTGCTCCATATTCTGGTAAATACGTCTCAAAATAAAAAGCACGTCCAGGTATGCTCTTAGCACATACCCAAACGCCCTCTACAAACTCACCAAAACCATCTTGAAGATCACGTAAATACTCTTTTCTTACATATACCTTTGTCGAAGGAAGGTTTGTTAGTAGTGTACTCATTATTTGCCCTGCCCTCTTGACCTTTTCTTTGCTTTATTTCGAGAAGTAGCAGCGTATTTGGTGTGTTTACCCTGACCTTGACGAGTCTTTTTGGGTATTGCTTCTACGAAAACATTACCACCAAGTCCTTTTTTGATTGCCATAATTAAATTTGCTTAATTTCAGTTCGTAAGTTATTTGGATTATATGAACCATTGTCATAAAATTCATATGCAAGGTCATCCATAACATTAAAATATTCATCTTGGGTGAGATCTTCATAAAGAAGTTTATCACCCTCGAAGATACTATATAACTCTTTGTTTTTCATGTCCTACACGAATGCGAGGATCGCACCAGATATCAAAACCTGCTTCTTTTGCATCTAAGCAGAATGAAACATCTTCTCCACACATATCTTGAACCTCTCCTGATTCAAATACTTGCATCTTAGGAGCAAACCAAGGATACTTGATTTCATCGTGTTCAAATACACCGTGCTTAATTAATGTCCAACCAAATCCAGTATAATCAACTGTAAAAGGCTTCTTACGCTTACTAATGCTTTCAAGTGTTTCATGGTTCATTACACCACCATTAGAACGGAAATCATCCTCTTCCATCCAGTGTGCAACAGAGGTAGTCTTACCATCTTCAGTACAATACCAACCAGCAGCGATATCTTGATCCATTAGAATCAATTGCCAGAACTTCTCAGTATTGAATACAATATCACTATCAATCCATAGTTGATAATCATATTTTAACTGTCCGTCCCAAGGTTTCTGATCAGGTCCACGTAAAACATTTGCACCTAAGCACTTACAACGTGCAAAGTTAACCATTGATGAGTAGTCTTGTGATATCTGTATTGAAGCACCATTCTGTACAAGATCGAAGCATAGTTGTACAAAACTCTTTAGAAACGCATATGATACTCCTCTTCCTGGTAAACAGAACACAACTGTTTTACCTTTAACTAACTCCTTTGCTTTATCAAAATCCCACTCAGGTTCTTTCTTAACAACAGGAGATTTCGCTTTAACTGTAAATCCCTTTTTTGCCATAATGATTTGTAATTACCACTATATTATATTGGATTATATAGTAAAAGTCAAGTAATTCTTGTCAATCGGTCTTCACTACCAAAGGGACGAGTGGGGGTTGTATTAAACGATAAACTTACTCTAGGTTCGTCTGAATGATTCACAGGCACACTATGAGTTAGCATCGAACTAAACACTAATAATTTACCAGGCATCGATGCCACATCCATCTTACTCGTAGTATACTTATTTCGTTCATTTGCCACTTTACCTGTAGCATCAGGATAATAACTAAAGTTCCTTAATGTATTATGAAATCGAATCGGAGCACCCTTATTCATATCAGATGCTATGTAAAAAACTCCACTCAAATAAGAATTGGCATGCCAGTGATCAGTAAAACTCTCACCAGGTTGATTTACATTAATCCACGATTGTTGTATATCAATTTCACATTCAACATCACATATCTTCTTACAATACTCTTCACTACTTTTCTTACAAAAATCACGCAACTCATTTAATTGATTTAAGATATAATGATTCTTTGATTTGTGATTCTGTCCACCACTTTCTTTATACCCTACATTATTCACAAGATTCATTATCACCCCCATATCTCCTTCATAGTCAAACGAGACAATCGGGGGTAAGGCAAAGGTATCAATAATGTTCATATCAAAAGTAATTAATTGCTAATACGAGTCGCTTACGGGCATCAGTACATGTCGTACTATAATGAGGTACACTACCATCGTGCAGACATAAACGATTTGCAACACTCTCTACACGGTTCTCTTTACTAAAATCTGAGAAAGAATCAACCTCAAATTTATGATTCTCTTTATCATATTGAATCATCTCAGGTCTCTCCCAATCATCATTCACCATACCTGTGTATCCATTACACGTATTCATATAGATTAATGCTGCCTTATGACTATAAACCATATCGATGTGTGGTGCATGTTCAATCAGTTTACCCTGATTCATATACATGATAGCTCTTGCACGAATAATCGCTTTGACTTTAAGTGTATCAAAGATTGGTCGTAATTGATAATAGAAATCATTCTCTATTTGTAATCCATTATAGAAACTACAAATAAAATAGAACTGCTCATCATTTGGATCATCACCACTTTGACCAGTTGCTACCTTCTCTTGAAACAACCATCGAAAATTGTTTGTATGTAATATCTGTTTGTCTAGATGATCAAAATAATCTTGTGGCAAAAAATCATCATATACTTCAAAGTGCTTCATTAATAACTAGCGTCTTGTAGTAAATCTTTTTCATCTGCTTTTGTATATTCAATCTCTTCATACTCTATTTCATCCTTATAGTACGAATGGTATAACCTACCCCATATGATTTTAAACTCATAATCATCTAAGTCTTTGAAGAGAACTTCTCCTCTCAAGTATATGTGGTAGGTACTACTCATTACGCTTCCTCTATAAAAATTAAACTCTTATCTGTTTTAAATCTAAGTTCAGTATCTTCAAACCATCCTTGATCATTTACTATCCATTCAGGTATTCTAACAAAATATTCACCAGTAACAGTATCAACCTCTATAGTGTGTGTTTCTTCTGCGGAATTTTTTTGCATTATGATCGTATTTGTCTTTGACATTATATATCAATTGCGAATGTTTTGCAAGAGCAATCCTATGAGGGCGTTTTGATATGCGAAAAAAAATTTGAATCCTGATGGAAAAGTGTTATGCGTTTAGAGATCTCTCGCTTCCGTAACACTTTGTAGGTTAGGGTAGTTAGTGAATTTTAAACGGGGGGCGGGGGCATAAAAACCCCTGCCAAATCACGAACGAATCAGGTGGCACTCCCTCCCCTGATCATCGCCATGCGATCCCTCTTATACTGTGCCTTCGCACGAGCGATCACCCCTTCCAAATCTTCTACCATACACTTCCCCAACCCCTTCGCTGGTGTGAATGTGCCTCCTCTGCCTGATGATACTCTGGTCAGAGTGCCTCTTAGGTTTGTATCTGAAGCACGAACTGCACCGATTGCTTTTGCCATAACGAACCTTTGTGTGTATGTTAATAGTATAAAGGAAAACCCCCACGAATAACGAAGGGGTGTGACAGTTTATCTACTGTCCATTGTGGTACTCACCCATTAGGCATTTACCGTACCATACCTCAGAGTGTCCATACTCTTCAGATAAACCAAGGCATAAACCCCAACACTCATCAAGGGTTTTGAAAACTGTGTTTTCATGTGGTGCAGATGCACATACTACAGCGTAAGGGAACGCAGGATTGAAAGTGGTATTTGGATTAAACATATACTTATTATAAACCCCTCACCCCACGAATGGGGCAAGGGTGGACCAGTTTGTTTACTGGCATCTATCCTCAAACATTTGCTGTGCCTTACGCTCTATCGCAACTAATGTGCCTGATTCTTGCCTCCAGCATAACTCATTTAATTCATCATCAGTTAACTGGTTATGAACACGGAACTCTTCCCACGCTTGATCGTGGCA